CTGGACATCGTTGCATCGTCGATCGACCTGCACCTTGCCCGTGCTTCCTGGGAAAGCGATCTCGTAGATGAACTGGCTCCCCGTGACGGGGAGGTAGGATTCCGGCCCCGCACCACACGCGCACGGACTAGCCACGCAGCAGCAGGCCCGCGACGGGTTCAGCATCTCACTTCTTCAGCCACTTGGACAGGAGGCCGAAGTGACCGACGATGAAGCCGCCGACGAGGCAGAGGCCGCACGCCCAGACCGAGCCGAGGAACGATTCAACGCTTGCGAGCACCATGTGTAGATCCCTTCTTTGAAGACTTGCGAACTGGTCGAGGTGGCGCGGTGCGCCGGAAAGCCTCGTCGAACATCCTATCGCGTTCGCGCATAGCCCACACGCGCTCGCGCGCATCGTCGCCGCCGACCTCGATGAGTTCGGCCGCGAGTTCGGCGTTCCGGCGCTCCGCCGGCGTGATGAGTCCGAGCCATCCCCGGATGAACTTCCCGAGGCCCAAGTGCCACACGAGGAACACGATCCCCGCGACGGAGAGCGCGAGGAGACCGTAGGTCACGACCTCGGCCCACCAAGGCGTGATATTCGTGGTGCCCATCAGGTAGACCTGGACGGCATCGACAAGCCCGAGGATCTGCTCTTGTTCCACGATGCCTCCTTCGGCCTGCGTGCGGATCGTCGGGATCGAGGGATCAGGCTTCCCCGTCTCGGCGTGGATCGTCTCGAACCGTCGGCCGCTCGACCTCGCGAGCGTGCCGATCTCGTTCGAGCTCGTGGCGATCTTCTCCGTGGCCGTCGAGCATCCGGCGACGATCGACAGCAGGACGAGCGCGAGGATCCTCATAGTGCCCTCGCTCGATCGAGTGCGTCGATCCATTCCGCACGGCGTGAGTGGTTTGCCGTCGCGTCGTGAGCGAGGTACGCCTCGATGTGCGCGATGATCCGAGGCTTGCCGTCGGCCACGAGTTCCGCGTCGATGATGCCGGCTTGCGCTTCGGTCACCCAGAGCGCGGCGGCATCCAAGCCGTCGATGATGCCTGCCTCCAGTTCACCAGGTAGCATGAGCGATCCTTCGCCAAGTGTTCGTCGCGGTGCAGATGTAGAGGTAGGACGCATCCCAACAGATATCGCCAGTCGTGCCCGTGTCGGTCGCGCTGCTCGGTGTCTTCGCGGTCACGATACGGAGGCGGTTGCCCGAGATGATGCCGACGCTCGTGCTCGTACCGTGCAGCTTCGTCTGCGTCGTGCTCGAGGTTCCCAGGACGGTTGTGTTGGCCCCGTCCCCGATGGCGCTCGCCCCGATGACGATGGAGTTGCTGTCCGAGTTGTTGAGGCCCCGGACCTGCGAACCGATGTAGACGCAGCTGCCAGCCGTGGTCAGCGCGGTGCTGCCGTTGCTGTGGTACCGGGCTGCGGCGTACCCAATGACCACGTTGTGCTCGCTGCCGCTGCCAGTCAGCGCGTATCCGGCCGTCGAGCCCACCGACGTGTTGTACGAATGGGTGACGGAATACAGCCCCTCGAGGCCCAGCGTCGAGTTGTGCGAGCCGCTCTGGTTCGTATACAGAGCGTTGATCCCGAACCCCGAGTTCCACGATCCCGTGCGCGTGTTGAGCAGACAGTTCTGACCGAGCGATGTGTTCCCGTCTCCTGACGAGTTCCAGAATCCTGCTTGGTATCCGACCATCGTGCAGCCCTCGGCTGCGCTCGTCAGTTGGCTTCCCGTATTCACGCCGACAACCGTGATATTCGTCCCGGCCGCGCCCTTGCCGACGCGCACCGAGTTGATATGCGAATCCGATGCGATCCCCGCCCCGCCGGCGACGATGAGCGCCCCGGTCGTGCTCGAGGTCGAGGCCGTCGTGCTGGTACCCGTGATCGTCGTAAACCGCCCGCTGGCAGCCGTGGTCGCGCCGACCGTGGCCCCATTAATCGTGCCGCCAGAGATCGCCGCCGCCGCGTCGTTCGACCAGGTGAAGACCGCGCTGCTATCGGCCTTCTCCGTGAACAGTTTCCCGTCGGTCGTGTTCATCGCCAACTCGCCGACGATCAACTCGCCGACGGTCGGGACTTCGCCCGTGTCGCTACTGCGCTTGTGCTTGATGATGTCAGCCATCAGGAGACCCCATACTCGCCGCCGTCGAGTTCCTGCACGAGTCCGCTCGGGCACGATCCGAAGATTCGGTTGGGCGCGACGAACTCGTAGGAGATCGCGCCATCGGTAGCGCGACGCATGATCATCTCGACTGGCGTACCTGTCGGCACCGCACCAATGTAGAAGCCGTCAGCGTCATCGAGCTCGAGCGAGGTCACCGCGAACCCGTATGCAGTAGTCGAGGTGTTGCCAAGTTCGAGCAGGTTGACGGCGAAGCCAGTACTACTTGTGCCTTGTCGAGGATTAGTGGTCGATGACAGGCTAGACGTGGTCGCATCTGCGCGCTTCTTCTCCGTCCAGGCGTACTTCCACTTCGCAGTTCCTGCGGTGAAGATCGTCGATCCATCAATCGTCGCAACGAATCGATCGATGATCGGGATCTCACCCGTACGATCGGTAGGCTGAACAGACTGGACTGCTCCATAGAGCTCTTTCCAGGTCGCCGGCGTGAGAGCACCCCAGCCCTTGGAGATGATCGGTTTCATAGGCCAGGCAGATCCGCGAAGTTCGCAGTGTTGGGGAACGGCTGCTTCCAGTACACCGGATATGCCTTGCCGGCGTATGTGCCAGTGCCCGTCTTTTGCGGCCGACCGTCCTCTGCCCGCTCTGGGGACTGCCGACAATGGGCTGCACCGTCCCAGATGAACGTGTAGGTCACCTCGTAGAGGTCATAACCGATGCGAGACTGGCGAGATCCTACGAACAACACATACCCCGCCGATGCCCCCTCAAATGTCGCACTGTTTCGCTTGCCGACCATGCCACGGACGGTAGTTGGATCGAGTTGACTCCCCGTCAGCTTCTTGGTGATGGTGATTTCCTGCTGCGGATACACGACCGTCAGAGGTTCGCCACCGTTGTCGATGGGCTGCCCGGCGATGTCGCTCTGCGCCGGGTTGTTCAGATTGGCCGGCGCAGGCATTGCCGTCGATCCGTCGATGCGCCACACATCAAGCAGTTCCGCTCGAGTGGTCAGTTCCTTGCGCTCGTAGTTGGCGATGATCTCGAAGTCGTTGCCACGGTTGTTGTAACTGACCGTTGCCACCCAGGTCTTCGCGGCGCTGCCTTCGACCACTTGCAGATCGATGTTGGTCAGCGTGGCTCCGGTGATGCCAGCCGTGGCCGTATATGCGGCTCCGAGCGTATATCCAGCCGTCGTGAGCGCCGAGTATGCATCGCCGATCGTGCCGCCGCTGACATCCGTGATGATCAGGCGGAGCGTCGCCGTGCCGCCGTCGTTGGCTAGCTGATGCCCGATAGTCTGGATTCCAACAGTCGCTGGCATACGGTCCTCAATTGATGGTCGACATCATATCGGCGATGTTCTGGTTCAACTTGCGCAGTTCTGCCGTCTGCGCCTTGGATTCCTGCGCGATCATGGCATCCCAGTCCTGCTTGGTGAATGGTGATGCGATCGCAACCTTCACCGAACCCAAAGCAGTCGACAGCGATTCGGTCATGGACTCCCGACGCTGGCGCATTTCGTCGACGCGCTTGCGTTCTGATTCTTCTTCTCGGGCGAGACTCTGCTCGAGTTCATCCCGGCGCTGCTTCATATCAGTCAGTTCCTGCTCCTTCTTTACCTTCTCAATGCTGTCATACAAGGCCATCAACTTGGCGACCTCGTCGGATTCGATCTTCATCGACTTGAGTCGCTTCTCGAACTGCTCTCGTTCACGCGCAGCAGCAGCCATTGCGCGCTGATCCTCGTTCATGTTGAGATCAGCCAACTGCTCCTTCAACTGCTTCTCAATCTCGAGAGCCTTGTTGGCTGCTTCAAGGGCATTGCGCGTATCCTGAAGCGATTGGATCTCGTCGATCCTTTCCGGCGTGAATCCAGCCGCAGTCAGTTGATCCCGTTGCCGCTGTCGGAGGATCTCGCTGTAGTCCTCCTCGCTCATCGAAAGCAGATTGATCTGATCGGTGAGATCAGATACGGTCGCCATGTAGCTGCGGTCGATGGCTTGCCGTTCTGCCTTCGCTCGAACATCCGCTTCGATGGCTTGGCGTTGACCAGTCAACGTCTCGAACTCCTGCGCCTGCTCGAATCGCTTGCGAGCAGCTTCGACGGTCGCTTCTTCCAACTGAAGCACCTTCGCCATCTCGGTGATCTGGACGCGAAGCCTATCGGCAGCCTCCGTATCGCCTCTGGCGCGAACAACGGCTTCATAGCCGCGCAAATCTGCAAGTTTCTTGAAGGTTGAGAATCGCTGGTCTTCAGCCTTGGCAAGATCCTGGCTGGCCTTGCCGACCACATTCTGCGCGGATGCCAGTTCCGCGAATTGAGCCTGTGCTCGACGCACCTCATCGGCCGGAAGATCGCTGCCGGCAACGATGGCCTCGAGCTGGACAACCTTGCTCATCTCGGCTGTCCGCTTCTCCTGTTCCGCTGCGGCTGCTGACATGGCCTTCAGGGCTGTTTGCGCCTCTTCGGCTGACTTCTTGATCCGTTCGATCTGCGCTGCGTAAGCAGCCGCCTGTTCCACGGCATCCTGCTTGAAGATCTGATAGACCGCGTACGCCACGCCGCCGGCCAACGTCAGAGCGATTCCCAGAGGTGTCAGCAAAGCGGCGGCCATAGCCTTGCCAACGGAGAGCAGCGCAACGCCCATTGCCTTGAAGCCAGAAACGATTGCCGGGATGCTCTTGGTGCCGAGTTGCAGGAAAGAGGTGACTGGCGACAGCACCTCCGGCGATACCCCGATCTTTCCCAAGGCTTGCTGCAAGGCTATAACGCCCTTCGTAGCCTTGCGGAAGTTCGCGTCAGCGCCAGCCGAGAACAGATCAAAGGACTTCGTAGCTCCTTCGAGCTCCGTTCGGTCTACCTTGAAATTCACCATCAGATCGCCGACAACTGCCATCAGGAGCCTCCTGCAAACTTCAGTACCGCCATCATATCAGTTGGCGTTTGCTCCTTGGGTTGATTCAGGAATGGCATGAAATCCGTCACCTTGGCCGGCGCATCCGACGATCGGCGATGCGCGTTGGCATACATACTGGCGAGCATGGCAAAGCCGAAGTCGGTACGCATTCCACCGATCGGCTCGAGGCTGTCGTATGCCAGCCATTCCGACAACTCCGCGGCCGTAAGCCGCTGCTCGAGTTCGCCGACCGTACAGCCGAGTGCGAGCGCCAGGCGGAACATGAAACGCCGCCCCGCCCGCTCGGTCAGTTTCCCGCGAGTGCCTCAACGTCTTTGGCACCCATGCCGGACAACTTCTGGGCAGCGTCGAACAGTGGATCGACGATGCGGGCCGGCAGACCAGCCACGGTCTCGACCTCGGAGTCGGTGAACAGCCGGGTCCCGTCCTTGTCGCACAGCGCACGAACCAGCAGGCGCGCACGCAGGTTGACGAAGTTCATCTCCTTGTTCGGACCCTTGCCGACGAAGCAAGCCGCCTCAAAGGCATCACGTTCGCCGGCGGTCAGACCTCGCAGGTAGAACGGTTCAGCAATGCCAGCAACGACAATCTGCTCGACTGGCAACGTTGCCACGAGCTTCAGGATGGATTCGCGATTCATGTGATGGTCAATTCGTCCAGGTCAGACTGCCAGTGATGCGCAGGGTGACGCTGGCCTGAACGATACCGTCCACCGCTGCGCTGACGTTCAATGACGTGACATAGGCGGA